TAACGACTTCTGCGAGACATGCGGACAGGAGATAGAACATGAATTCAAACAAGAACAAATCGAAGCGTCTAATTCGTCTATCTCCGAGACAAAAAGCGGCCTTAAGCAGCTCGAACAAGAAATTAGTAAGAGCTCACAACGAGTCAATAACCTCAGAGAAATCAAACAACAAGCCACAGACCTCTCTCAAGCAGCCTCTAATAAAGGAAGTACGGCAGCAGCAATTGAAGAGATTATTGAAAGTCTTCAAACTGAATTGGAAGAGATACAGATTGAAGCTGGCGAAGATGGTAAAGCAAAAGAACGATTAGAAGAACTTAATAAAAACCTTGAAGAGATTAACATTCGTAAGACAGATTTGAGACGTAAGTCATCTATATATAACACAGCACAAATTTTGTTGAAGGATACTGGAATCAAATCTAGAATTATTAAACAATATGTACCTGTTATAAACAAATTGATTAACAAGTATCTTGCTGCAATGGAGTTCTTTGTAGACTTTAATTTAGATGAGGACTTCAAAGAAACTATTAGATCGAGACATAGAGATGACTTTGTATACTCTTCATTCTCTGAAGGCGAGAAGATGAGAATAGATTTAGCATTGTTGTTTACATGGAGAGCAATAGCCAAGTTAAAGAACAGTGCAAGCACAAATATTCTTATTATGGATGAGATATTTGACAGCAGTTTGGACTCACAAGGAACAGATGAATTCTTAAAAATAATAAAAGAGTTGACTTCTGATACAAATATCGTTATAATATCTCATAAGACAGACCAGCTGTTAGATAAATTTAGTAATGTTATTAAGTTTGAGAAGCATAAGAACTTCTCTAGGGTTGCAGAATGAAGAAAGATTTTAAGAAGAAGTATAAGCTAGTAGATGCTAATGATAGTATACTAAACACTCCTTTGAATAAATTTGACTTTAATAATTCAGACATAGATCCAAAGGAACTAGCAACAGAGTTATTGGATCACATGAGACATTTTGGTGGTATTGGTTTATCAGCTAATCAACTAGGTCTACCATATAGAGTTTTTGCTATGGAAGGTGACCCAGGATTTGTATGTTTCAACCCAGTTATAACAGCTTCTGATGGTGAAGAAATAATGTTAGAGGAAGGGTGCTTATCTTTTCCAGGATTGTTTTTACAGAAGAAGAGAGCTGCTATTATAAGAGCTAGATTTCAAGATCCATTTGGAAACGTATGTGTTAAGAAGTTCTCTGGGATGTCAGCAAGAATATTTCAGCATGAGTTAGAGCACATGGATGGTGAAAACTTCTTACAGGGAATGGGTGAATTTGCAGTAAGAAGAGCAAAAGAGAAACAAAGGAAGCTCTTAGAGAAGTTAAGAAGACAGAATAAAAAGTTGGTGAGGCAACATAAGAACAAATGAAGATAGCATACTCAGAAATATTTCATTCAATACAAGGAGAAGGACACTACACAGGTGTACCAAGTAGTTGGTTAAGATTCTTCTTATGTAATCTACAATGTGATGGATTTGGTCAAGATGATCCAACCAATCCGGATACATATGAGTTGCCATATCAGAAGATTGATGTATCAGATATTACTAAGGTAGAAGATCTACCTGTATGGGAGAAAGGTTGTGACTCATCTTATTCATGGTCTAAGAAGTTTAAACATTTACAACACAAGCATACAGCAGAAGAGATTAGAGAGGAGCTAGTAAAAGCTCAGACTAATGAACACAACCCAACAGGTCTATGGACACATCCTGTATCAGGATTGACAACACACTTATGTATCACAGGCGGTGAGCCTTTAATGAAGCATGCACAGATGGCATACGTTCAATTATGGGATAGATTTAGATCCATGTTAGCAGGACAGAAACCAAGGAATGTTACATGGGAAACAAACGGTACACAAAAACTTACAGATGACTTCTTTAACTATGTTAGTAATCCAGGATGTCATACAGCAACACCATTCATCTCTTGCTCACCTAAACTATTTACAGTGTCAGGCGAAGAACGTAAGAGAGCAATCAAGCCAGAGTTTGTAGCTCAATATGATCTGATGGTAGCGAAGAATAAGAGATTTGGAAGTGATGTTCCTAATGGACAACTTAAGTTTGTACTAGGACCTAAAAAAGAACAATGGGAAGAGTTGGATGAAGTAATTAAACTCTTTAGAGCAGAAGGAGTTGATTGGCCTGTATGGATAATGCCAGTTGGTGCAACATTAGAAGGCCAAGCCATGTGTGATGGAGACGTTGCAAAGATGGCACAAGATAGAGGATACAATGTATCAGCTAGAGTTCACACATACCTTTACGGTAATGCAATAGGAGTATAATATGAAATGGACAAAGAGTGGTAAAACAAATAAAGCAACTTTAAAAGGTAATAATAGAACTGCTGCACAAAAGAAAGCAAGTAATAAAAGAAAGGGTAGAAAGATTAAATATGTTTAGTCCAATTGTACTAGCAGGTAAGTTTGTTACTCAGTTAAAGGGTATTGATAATGATAAAATTAACGAGGACGTACTTGCAAGAAAGAGTATGAAACTTGACGATACTCCAGGCAACACGTTTCAAGAAGATAGCTACTATCCTGAAACAGAAGCATGTAATAAATTAATAGAAGAAGTAGATAAAGTAATACAGAAGAATGTAAACTCATATTTCAATACTTATAATAAGTGGGCTCATATACTACAACCAAATGAGTCTACTATGATCCATACACATGACAGTCCAGGTGCACCTCCTCACATATCTTGGGTATATTATAGTAAGACAGAACCTAACTGCGGTAATATTGTTTGGCAGACAACAATTCATAATAAGATGGTAACAATGGAAGAAAATCCATCAGTGGGAACATTAATACTTTTTCCAAACTGGGTGCCACATTTTACAAAAAAGAACATTAGTAATGATATTAGAATCAGCATTAGCGGTAATGCTAAACCTGACCAAAAGGATTATGAAAATGTAGGTAAGGATCCACAACAAATATTTAACTTAGTGGGTCTTGTAACATAGGAGAAGTCATGCCAACAAAATTAAGAGCAAGCGTAAAGCAAGTAGATAGAAATACAAAAAAAGTTACCATACAACATAGTTATATGAAACAAACTCCAAAAAAAGAATTGTTTGAAATGTTAAACAAAGAGTTTACACCAAACAAACTTAAACAAAAAATTCGTAATGAACTAGTGAGAAGAGGAATTGAAATTGTATACGTCGATAAAGTCGTTTCATGAGTTGACTACAAATGAATTATATGATATACTGCAACTTAGAAACAAATGTTTTATAGTAGAACAACAAGTTCCATATCTGGACATAGATAACTTTGATAAAGAAGGGCATCATATTCTTTTATACGACACTTGGGATAATCTTGTTGCTTATGTACGGGCAATAAATCCTGGTGTTAGATATAAAGAACCTTCATGTGGAAGAATATGTGTTGCAGAAGAGTATAGAAAAAGTAATCACTATGACACAGTATATGATGAACTAATGAAACTAGGAGACAATCTAGGTTATAAAGTATGGAGAGCAGTTGCTCAAAAAAAGATGTATCCAATCTGGCAAACAAAAGGTTGGGAGATTGATAAGGAAATTATAGAAGATGGAATTGAAAGTTATGAAGTTATTCTCAGGAGGTAAAAGTGAAGAAATTTCTTAGTGGTAAAACTTATGCACACAATACAGGCCACAGTTGTGCATTTAGACAATGGAGAGCAGATAGTCATTGTAATCTAATACATGGTTATGCTTTGCAGTTTGAGTTGGAGTTTGGTTCAGATGGACTAGATGAAAAGAATTGGGTAGTAGACTTTGGTGGTCTTAAAGAACTTAAAGAATGGTTAAAGCATATGTTTGATCATACATATCTTGTTGCAGAAGATGATCCAGAAATGGAAACTGTTGAACTACTTCAACAAGCTAACCTCATTGACATGAGAGTTGTACCGGCAGTAGGTTGTGAAAGATTTGCAGAGTTGACTTTTGATAAAGCATCGAGTATAATACAATCTAAGTATGGAGACAGATGCTGGGTAGAATCAGTCACTGTTAGAGAACACGAAGCTAACTCAGCAACTTGTAGGAGAGTTTAATGCCGGATATAGATTATTCAAATAAAATGCCAGGAACTATCTTTAGTTATGATAAAGATTTTTACACTGATGACTTGCCTGATCCACAGGTTGATCCAGTACTACCTGGAGCAAGAGTACCATTAAAGAAAGTTGGTATTGCTCCTGTAGACTTACCTGTAAGACTTAGAAGTAGAAGTGGTGGTGAAGATAAACTACTACAAACTGAAGCAAGTCTATATTGTTCTTTAGATGATCCAATGGCAAAAGGCCTTAACCTATCAAGACTATATCTCATCATGCATGAGAAGATTAAAGATCAACTATCATTAGATGGTATGGAGTCTGCTCTAAAAGAATTAGCAGAAGGTCAAGGAACTAAGAATGCTTATGTCAAACTAAGATTCAAATATCCAATGTATCAAGAAGCATTGAGAACTAGAAAGAAAGATAATCCTGATGTGAAACAAAGAGGACATATTGCATACAAGACAGAACTGGAAGGACAGTATAGAGATGGAAACTACAAATGGTTCTTAACTATTGACTATGTATATTCATCTACTTGTCCTTGTTCATTTGAGTTAGCACATGATGCTAGAAGTAAAAGAAATGCAGCTGCTAATGCTCATAGTCAAAGATCAATCTTAAAAGTTAAAGTAGCTTTTGATAGGACTGATGACAACATTGTATGGATTGAGGACTTGGTTGATTTAGCTAGAGATAACATTCCTACAGAAGTACAGATAGTTGTTAAGAGAAGAGATGAGCAAGCATTTGCAGAACTAAATGGTGCTAACTTATTGTTCTCAGAAGACGCTGTAAGAATTATGCATGATGCATTAGATACATGGGTCAAGTCTGGTAAGATTGATGACTTCAGTATCGTGGCATCACATGAAGAATCATTACATCCATGGAATGCTATTGCAGTGTCGACAGGTGGATATGGGATACTAGACTAATGTTAGAAGTAGGTAAGCAATATATCATTGAAGCTAGATTCAAGAAGAGAGTCACAGAAGTTGAGTTCTTTGAAAAAGATGGCAATGAGATTCTAGTAGATACTGTTTGGAGAAATGCTGAGTTCAGAGTTGAAATGCATGAAGATGATGTAGAGTATATACAGAAGTTCATTGACTTAGACGAAGAGTCATTTGATGAGTTTTCTTTAGATGCTCTAACTGGTTATTTTGAAATGGAGTCTACATGGGATGGATGTTCCATGGATTTATCAAGAGGCGATTGGACAGAAGAACTAGTAGAACAAGTACAAGAGGATGAAGAACCTTATTATGTATACTTAGAAGAAAATGGTTGGGATCAGACTGATACTCAATATTATGTCAACGGACCTATTGATATTAGAGAAGTTGAATCGAGGGAAATGTGATTGAATTAGATGTAAGAGTAGGCGACACTATCTTAATGGGTAAGTTTAAGAATAAGAAAGTTGTAATAGAAACAATAGAGTACGATGAGTATGGTATGCCAATTATAAATGGAAGTCCAGCTTGTACATTTAGAATGGTACCAAATCCAAGGAGCAAAGATGAATCATAAAAATTATATTTGGGTTACATTTCAAAAAGAAGGTATACACAAGTATCCTGCTGCCCTCACAGATCCAGAACTTAAAGAAGTAGAGTTTCTTGGATATCCACATAGACATATGTTTCACTTCAGAGTAGAGATAGAAGTGTTCCATGATGATAGAGACATTGAGTTTATTTTATTTAAAAGAGAATTAGAAAACTTATATAGCAAAGAAGGTGTTATGTCATTAAATTATCAATCTTGTGAGATGATAGCAAGAGAATTAGCTAAATATATACAGACAAAATATCCTAACAGAGCACTCAGTATCAGTGTAGCAGAAGACAATGAGAACGGGTGTAGGTTAGTATGGGAATAGAATTATGCAAAAGTTTACTGACTTCGTTGAACAACAAGACATCAGACCAAACACAATCGTCTGCAGAGGAAACTCATCAGGCAATCAGTGGGAGATTAAGCAGTGTGGCCAGAATGCCATGGGCTTCTTACGACCCGGTACTAATCTATCTGATAAACAGATAGAAGAATTGAAAGGTAAGAATTGGGATATCAGGTATGCAGATGAGATCACACCTAAGAGTGACGGTCCTACATCATCAGGCAAAGCAGGCGTACCACAAAAAGATTAACTAATTCTTTTTTACATTATGGAGATATATTATGAAGTTTTGTCACATCACGCCTGTAGATCATCTTGATCTAGTCAAAGGTAGAGAATCACATCTTACGTTAGCACATATTGTTGACGGCATGGAAGGCTCAGAAGAGCAAGTAGAAAAATACATAGAGTTTTATAAGAACGAGAAAAAGAATGCTGAGATGAATGGCACTCCTTATCTCAATATTATGGACAACAGTGCTTTTGAGTTATACAAGAATCAAATGCCAATGTTTGATCCAGAAAAGTTATTAGAGTTAGCTAAGAAAGTAGATGCGACTCATATTGTACTTCCAGATCATCCTGCACATCCTTCTATGGTCACTATTGATGACGCAAGACGTTATGCACCTATATTTAAACAAGCAGGGTTTGGAACATTCTTTGTACCACAAAGTGATGTAGGAGACCTTGAAGACCTCTGTACGGCATTTGCTTGGGCAGCTTCTAGTCCTGTTATTGATTACATAGGTATTAGTATTCTAGCAGTACCAAATGCATACAACTGTGAGAAAGGAAATCCATTACAAAGATTCCATGCAAGATGGAAATTTATGAATGAACTATATGACAGAAACTTATTACAGTTAGCAGCACAGAACGGTAAGAAGATCCACTTCTTAGGTATGGTAGATGGTCCAAATGAAATCAGCTTAGTAAGAGACTTCCATATTGACACTTGGGATTCAAGTGCTGGTGTGTGGGCTGGACTGAATGGAATACCATTTGATCAGTCTCCAACAGGATTAGGTAATGGAAAGTTTGAGAAACATGTTGACTTTGAAGCTAATTTCGAAGATACTAGTATGGCTAAGAACAATATGAACTATATTGATTACTTAGTAGACAGATATAACAAAACAGAGAGAATATGAAATACAGATTCAACGAAGATAAGATCCTTAACGAGATAAGCAGATACATTGCAGAGACATATAAGTCTCATTATGTAAATGAAAAGGCTGGTACTAAGGATGAAGAGATTCAAACTATAGATGTTTGGAAACAGATTGGTCATGTAGAAGAAGCATGTCATTCTAATATTATTAAGTATGCAATGAGATATGGTAAGAAAGATGGTTACAATAAGAAAGACCTTATGAAGATTATTCACTATACTATATTGTTATGGCACTTCACTCAGGAGAACGATTAATGAGTATGAAACATATAATGTCACCATCAGTTCCTAAGAACTTGCTGACAAATGTACAAGAGGGTGATAGTCAACCTAATGCGGTTGATCTTAGAGTACAAGACATCTTTGCACTTAAGAATGAAAGGTTTAAGTTAGAAGGTGATAAGAAGACACACAGAGGTTCAGAGAAGATAAATGTCGATGAGTTTGGCAATTGGAATCTTTATCCTGGTGTGTATGAAATTATTATGGAGAACATTGTAACAATTCCAGAAGGTTATGCTGGATGGGTTATTACAAGGTCAACCCTAAACAGGAATGGTCTTCACATTACTTCTGGTCTTTATGACTCAGGATACAATGGTGTGATGGCTGGTTTACTTCATGTAGCTCATGGCCCTGCTACAATACAAAGAGGTTCACGCGTAGGCCAGTTCTTAATGTTTGATGCAGAGACTCTATCTACATATGATGGCGACTATGGTATAGGTAAAGAACATGACGCAAAGTATGGAGAAAGTAATGGAAATTAATATTCCAATAGAAGAATTGCAGAAGAGAAGTTTAATGGTATGTACACCAATGTATGGTGGACAATGTGCAGGTATGTTTACAAAGTCATGTAATGACTTAGCAGCACTCTGTATGCACTACAAAATTAATTTAAAGTTCTACTATCTGTTCAACGAGTCTCTTGTTACGAGAGCAAGAAACTACTGTGCAGATGAGTTCTTAAGATCAGATGCCACGCATATGATTTTTATTGACAGTGATATATCATTTAACCCTAATGATATTATTACAATGTTAGCAATGCAAGATCACGAAGATCCAGATAACGAATATGATATCCTATGTGGTCCATATCCTAAAAAATGTATTTCATGGGAAAAGATCACACATGCCGTCAACCAAGGTGTAGCAGATGATAACCCTGAGATCCTATCTAAATTTGTAGGAGACTATGTATTCAATCCAGCAGAAGGTGGTAATGAGATTAAGATTTCAGAACCAGCAGAAGTGTTGGAAGGTGGTACTGGATTCATGATGTTCAAGAAGAAGACATTAGAAAGGTTTGCAGAAGCATATCCTAACATGATGTATAAACCTGATCATGTAAGAACAGAACACTTTGATGGTAAGAGAGAGATCATGGCATTCTTTGATGCTGTGATTGATGATAAGCAACTTAACATGAGTAAAGAGTTAGAGTTGTTCTACAAAGAGAAAAAAGGAAAACCAAGTAAGAAGGAAGTCCTTGAATTTGTAGCAGATAAAACAAATGGACTTGATAGAAAGTATTCGAATAGATATCTTTCTGAAGACTATATGTTCTGTCAATGGGCTAGACATATTGGAATTAAAGTATGGTTATGTCCTTGGATGGAATTACAACATATGGGTTCGTTTGTATTTGGGGGATCGTTGAAAGACTTGGGCTCTATTGGAGCTCCAGCAACAGCTGATCCAAGTAAAGTTGGCAAAAATAAGAATATGTAATTATGAAATTAAGTGAAAGTACAATCAATATACTAAAATCTTTTGCAGTAATCAATACTGGAATAGAGTTTAAACCTGGGAATATCTTACAAACAATCTCACCTCAAAAGTCAATAATGGCTAAGGCAGAGATTGAA